GTCTTTACTGATCCTGTCGTGTCAATTACAATATCTGTGGCAAAAACATCAGATAACCCTTTAGCCGTACCAATCTCTACCGCAATCACTACATCGGCTAATGGAAGACCGCCAAGGGTAGCTATTTGGTCAGTACTAAACCCTGCAAGCCAAGGAATTTTAATGGTATTAAGTTCAAGTTCTGAGCCAGCGGGTATGATAATAGGGAAAGCCGCAGAATTCTCCCAAGCAGGAGAATGCCACCCATCATTAACTCCGGCCACATAAGTTATCCATTGAGGCGGGCCTGGAAAAGGTGCCTGTTGTGGACCAGCTTGAGTACGAAGGGTCATCCTTGCAGTCACCATTCCAGAATCAATAATACCATTGATATCATAGCCGGGACAACCGGGATTGAAGTTGGCTGTAGGAAAATTTAATTGACCCGTATAAACACCCGGGTCTGTGGTTCCAGTGATCTGTTTATTTCTATTACAATCATATGTAGCATTAGGAACTAAATTGGTATTACAAATGGGAAATCCTGGGCGTATCATTTCCCAGCCAGTCCACAACGGGTTAGGAAATAAATTAGCGGTTGCACCGCCAATGATGCCCTGACCGTCTATTGAATTACGTATAGTGATTGTATCTGGACCCACTTCAATGATAGCATCTTCATCTATGCCACGTTGAAAAGTGAATATTCTTATCCCTTCGGCACCAACAGCGCCTGACACCCAATTATTCGGATCAACTGGAGTTATAAACTCAGAACCTTCGCGGAGGCGAATTGGTCCTTGGACTAGTGGATACCAGTTTAATGCCTTCTTTAGGCCAGCCTTGTACGCGTCTGAACCAACTCGACCTTGAATTCGCGGATCGATTTGTCCATAAGCAAAAGACTCTTGTATAGGTGATACACGGGCCATTACGAAACTACTAGAGCAACCTTGTTACTTGAAGCGAAACATTTTCCGCAGTAAAAACTTCGAGTCCACCAGTATCCGGTATTTGATTCAATTGTAATGTGACAAAATCAGCAGCAGTTAGATTAGCAATAAACCCATTGCTTAAATGGGAGAAAAATCGATTCTCGTTACCGGTGCCGACCGAAGTATCCCGAAATGCGCTTGTACTTGCTAGTGAACCATTTATGCCGGTTCCTGCATCATTTAATCGCACTCTCCCTTCCACAAGTATTAAATCAGAACCGGCTACGAGAGCATTATCAATATCTAATTCGTATTCAATTTTGTATGTGCCAGTCTCTTTTACAACGATTCTGTCTGTTACAGCGTCGTGTTCAATTACTGCCGCGTCAGTTTCAACATCTGTTGCATCGAGTGTCACATCACCAAAGGATGCGACTATTGTAAAAGATGTTGTGCGTCGTGCCTGAACCGCATTATTAGCTACTGCTCCACCAGCACCGAGGTCCGATTCGGTCAATACTCGTTCTAAGCCACCGCCGGTATCTTGGTTATTAGCTTGAAGCCCACCAGCGGATGCTGCTACAGTACGAGTAGATTCCTCCCCGTCACTAATTTGAGACATTGAACCATTGGCAACAGAACCAAGACCTGTATCGGCATCAAATTGCCTTACATTTATGACTGGGTTCGTAGCAGAAGGAACCTCAAGAAGCATTCTTGGGCCTGTTGCTGATTCTACCCCAATACTCCCATCAACAGTAAATGCTGAACTGTTAAGGAACATTTTACGGACGCCACCAATACTCGCATTTAGCTGAGCGACGCCACCTGTCCAGAATCCTTCCCCGCCAGAGTTAAATGCTAAAGATGGAGTCCCTGCTGCTCCATCAGGTAGAAGTAACTGCGACCCATCAAATTCAAAACCTGCAAAGCCTTTGATGGTCCCATCACCAGTCCACACTCCAATTTGATCAATAAGCGGAGTACCGACTTTGAATACGTCCCCACCACCGGCTGGTATTTCGGAGAGGAACGCTAGCGTCTCAGCCCCCTGTTTAATACGGCCACTGAGTCCGGTGATATTCCAGTCAACCGTAGTCGTAAACGCGGTGAGGAAGTCGGTCAGGTCGTGGCTGAACTCTGCGAAGTCGGTATCGTCGGAGCTAGATATGCGGAAGGTGTATCCATCACGTAACCACATCCGATCATTACCATGATCAAGCTCCCACTTTAGCCCACCTGCGTCGAATATCTGGAATGAAGTAGGATCAGCAGCACCAGCAGCAATGAGTTGCAGGTCTGCGCCGTTAAAGAATAACGACCAATCATTACCTGTGCCAAAATTTAGCCCAACATTATCGAGCCTATTCCAAGTGTTGCTGATAGTCTCAGCAGAGGCTACCCTAGCAAGAATAGAACCATCTGTGATCTGAGATTCAAGGATCGTAAGAGCCGCTTCGTGTTGCGTAACCGCACTCTCTGGCACGTTCGCGTCAGGGATATCATCCCACGTAACGACTGAGCTTAGATCATTGACCTCGGCACCACCAGCCAAGAAATCAACAGCATCAGCAGCTTTCAGCAGCCCATCCGTGGCATCTAATAAGAGGACTTTATCTGTTGCTATCGCAGTAACAACAGCCTTGTTCGAAATTATGGTCGGGTGTGCGGCTAAAGCTCCTGAGCCTGTGACTTCTCCAGTATGGGTGGCATTGCTAACTTTCGCTGAATTAGCGGCTACCGATACATTATTACTTACTTCGGTATCAAAATCCGATATCTGCGAAGCAGGAATTGAGATCGCAGCCTGTGTAAAATGCTCACTCGTCAAGAAATTTAGGAGCGCGTCATGGTTGATTGCAGCTTCGTGCTGCGTAACCGAGCCTTCCGTAACGTTCGCATCCGGGACATTGGCCCATGTAACGATGGCGCTAAGATCGTTGACTTCTACGACACCACTTGGTGCAATACCAATTACAAAAATAACGTCCGTGTTGTTACTGGGTTCTGTGCCATTCTCAAGAACATTGGCAATGATAACCTTTCGGTATGTACCTTCATCCGTAACAGCGCCACATTCAACGAGAACATTATTAGCGGAGACCGTTTTATCCTGAATATACAGGATAGCGCCGGGTACAAGTAAAATATCCAGGAAAAGCGAAACATCCGTTGGCCCGCCGCTGTTTGTTTCAGCGATATAAAGTTCAGTTGCCAATGAAATATTGGCATTATTGAACCTAATTTGTCCACTAGCCGGTGGTTCGGCTATCTCAGTGCGATATTTCCACACTCCCAATCCTTGAGGCGATGGGGGAAGAACAACCAAACTTAATATCTGGCTAAGTGTAGTTTGAAAATCAACACCAGCCTTATTCGTTGCAAGGCTATCAGTCCCTGCTGGAGCCGGATTAGGGGGTGCTGCTGAAATTTTAAGATCGGCCATGATTATGGTGCCTCTGTTAACCAAACTCCGCCGCTTTCAGTTCCCCAAGCGTCGGTTGATCCTTCTAATTGCCAATTACTTACACCGGGGCCACCAGCAAAGGTGCCACCAGATTCCCAAAACTCTAATAGTTGATCATTCAGGGAGCCACCAAACCCGTTGAGCGCCAATACCTGTGCCCACATATCGTTTACGTGGCCTGGAGTAGCACCCTGAAAAATCAGCATGTTACGAATACGATCATTGAGAGTATTACCGCTACCACCCTGCGTTAATGTCCACTCGAACAACAGATCATTAGTGTGCGGAGGCGCTAGGGGCAATTGTGCCCGTAGCGCTTCGAAACGCACATCAGAAATGTGAGGCATTAGTACCCTCTAGGTGCTTTCATCAGTCGGGACTTCTTCACTACCCTCGACTTTTTCACCACCTTCGACCGTTTCTTCAACTTTGACCTCTTCGGTCTCGCTGTGTTGTACCGTCTCGCCATCAGTTGGCTCCTCAAATTTGGCCAGTTTCTGGGCCTGTTCAGCAAGTTGTAACCGTAGAGATTGAACTTCTGCGTTCTCTTCCACGGCTAAAATCTTTTCATCCCGTCCATCAAGAACCGCCAGAATTTTTTCAAGACTCTGGGGGGTCATTTGCATGGTATTGGCGATGAATTGTGGGTCCACGCCTTCCGCATGCATTTTCTTGATCCGATGGTACTGGCGAACGTTTGCTCCTACTCTCATGGGATTTTCCCTTATTTTAGTTAAACGGCAGCAAATCCTCCTGGAATCTTTCAATCATACGATTGATGTGATTGAGGTAATTGCCGGAATTCCCCGCCGGATAAAAACCATCACCAAATGCAATGGCAGCATCATCCTCTGTTAATGCGGGTATACCTGCCCCTTCACCCACAGTGTAGCCTTCGCTACTAGGCGGGGTTCCAGTGACAAATGTTACGGCCCCGGGACCCACCGGAAAATTTCCTTCCTTTAAGCGGTCCCGAAGGTTTTCGAATGCAGTTACAACTCGTTGGTTGTTGCCAATTGGCGCGACTCCGGGAGCCAGAACCGTATGATCGGCTGCAACGTTATCGCCCATGAAAATACCAATTTCACCGGCACCAATAGTAAGGGTAGCAGCTGCTTCAACTGCGACCACAAAGCTGGGCTTGGAATTAGCAATGCTATCGGATGTAATCTTATCCACTTTGTTCTCCGGTAAAAACGGGGTCCCGATAACGGGACCCCAACTCACACTTCGCCAGAAGTACGGGTTAAATCGTATCCGCTAGCTGCAGATTGACGATATGCTCGTCCTCAACCCGAACAGCCCCGATCGTCATGAAGGAATAAATCCTCCACGCGAAGCTGATAGATGGGTCTTCTGCGATTCGCGAAGTGATATCGCGATCAACCATCATGCCAATGGCCTTTTGGGTCAAGGCAAAACAGTCGATATCAATGCCAGGTGCAGTCGGATGGTTCAACCGCGTGGATACAATCCACTGGTACCCCATCCAATTGTCGATGTAGCCCATTTCTGCGAGGGCTTTCACATAGACATAATCGCCACTGGTCGCTTCCGTCAGCTGCAAGAGCTTCCGGGCCTGAACAGGGCCGATTACTATACACTTCGGCGTATCGGGATCGATATCGTTATCCAGGAACCTTTCGGTGACCTGCGTAACGAGATCGAAATTGAGGCTGGTGTCGTAAACATCAACCGTGACCCCGAAGACTTTTTGAGAATCGGGGAATACATTAGCAACACCTAGACCATCAAGCGCGGTACCGGTAGCTGCCGCGATGATTTCATCATCGAACGCCCTACGCATCGCATAGCCTTGCGACTGTGCGAGGTTGGAGTTCGGATCGATAATCATCTGTACGATATCTTCTTGCTCGGTGGAATCACCAGTATCGTACGTTGTCGGCACTGACACGCGTCTTGACCACGGCCAGTCTTGCACTGGCGTGGGTTGGAGTCTAGTGGTTTTCACCAAAGCTTCACGAGTGCCCAACCGTTCCCAGTTGTGCTCTTCCGAGTTAACGCCACGTTCTTGGACTTTAGCTCGGAGTCGTGAGGGCTTCTGTTGCGCAAGGTGGCGCAAAATACTTTCGAAGGTAGCAACGAAAATATTGTCAACTGTGTTGACCATGATCTGGCTCCTAACAAATTAAAAGAATCCGCTTGGAGCTACCCGGCAACCCGGACCCTCAGCTTCCAGCGTTCGTGCTGGCAACCGGAGGTGATAAGGGACCTAGAATTAGGCTACCCCTGATCGATCTCATGCTGACGAGTATACCACGCGCCCCGGGGGGTCTGTCAACCCCTGGCAAGTTTCTTTAATTGCTCGACATATTCCGGCCAGTTCGCTTCTTGGAGCTTACACCACGCAGTTTGCTCTTTCGGATCGCGGCTCGGATTGAGGCGACAGAAATCTGGCCTGTCCGCATAAATTTCGCAGAGGTTATCCTCCGTAAGGTGGATACACGCTTTGTCACCACGATCAAGCTCCGGGGCTTTGAAGCCTACTAATCGGCAACAGGCCCCGCACTCCCAACACTCAAACGCCACCAGCCGCTGCCGCCCTATTCAGGTCGACAACACGCTGTACATATTCCTTATGTTGTGGATGAGAAGCATCCCAATATGGCCCTTTTTCATCGGCCATAATTTCGGCTGATCTGGCTTTAGCCTCAGCGGGTGCAAGTCGAGTTGATGATTCATCTTTCTGGAAATTTATGCCTTCGCTGCCCAATTGTTTTCCTATGCTATGAAGCCACTTGAGGGATGCAGCCGGGAGTTTATTGCTCGCGGCCAATTCCATGAACTCCTTAGGTGCCCCCGTGCCTTTCATCACGGATTGCACCAACTGGAGATTATCTTCGTACGTTATGCCCCACTCCTGTTTAAGGGAACGGATACCCTGGTTAAAGTCTTCGTCCGAGGTTTCTTGCTTAGTGGCGGTATACTTCCCAAGCTCAGAGAGTATTCCTTTATACTGAGCTTTAGTCAACCCCAGGCCATGGGACAATTTGGCGAAATCCGCCATCTGTGTCGGGTCCACTCCCTCGGGGTGTTCGTACCCGACAGCATCCGTGGGACGCCCCATACGGGTGTATAGGGCATTCATTTGTTCCGCATTATCCGGATCAGGCGTCGGTATAAGACCAGGCACCTTCTCAGCGAGCTTTGCGTGAAAGTTCGTGAATGCTTCGGCCCCGGCATCTGGCCCGGGAATACGGATCGATGTTCCCATCGAAGCTTGAGCATCAATGAACTGCTTGGCCAACGACCCCACATCTGCAACATCTTTGAGGGTTTTGTGGCTTCTTATTTCTTCTGGGAGTTCATCCCTCCAACTTGGTGGCATTTTCTTTCAACCTTATCATCTGACGAATGTATACAATAACATCCCGCTTACCAAGATTATAACTCGTGGTATCGGGTTCCCCGGCTGTGAAGATTTCGTCCGAATCGAACTCGTCTTCCAACCACTCCAGGACTTTCTTACCATCTGGCGAAGTGAATATACGGTAAAAATATCCTGATTTACTTACTACTAGATCAACCGCTAATTGCTTTTTACTACGCGGCTTCTCCACTTGCTGTT